AGATAGTTTAAGAAATTATAAGGTATTATTACTGGCCTGGCATTGAAACTTCTAGTTTCATAGTTGAGATATTTGTTGGTAAGGCAGTGATAGCCTGCTCAAGTCTTCCTAATGTCCTATTTAATCTTTTGTTTGAATCACTACCAGTAGAAGCTTTACCTTTACTTGCTGCTGGTTTATCACCTTTGTTGAAAATTCTATCCATCACGGTTTCTCCGCCACCACCTTCTCCGCCACCACTATCAGACATCATATCTCTAATATCTTCTACTGCTTTTGCTAATGCTTTATATGCTCCTTTATCTTCTGATAGGCTTGCACTTGATTTAAATAAATCACCAAATGCAACTGTCTTGTCAATATCTATTTTATTAATGGAATCTGCAATTTTACTAATACCATCTGCTGCTTTATCTAATAATCCTTTTTCTGCAACATCTCCTAAAGTTACTATGAATGTAGAAAAACCTCGCATTTGGTGAGATACTAATGGATTAGTTTCATATAAAGTACTAAATGCAGTTCCTATTGAAGTTAATAGAGTTCCAATAGATGTTGCTACTTCTTCTGGTTTAAAATCACCACTAAAAGCCTTAAGACCTGCGGCTATATCGGTTAATGCATCACCTGCACCATCAACAGCTTCAATACCTTTCTGTACTTTATTTTCATCCCATGATATAAACCAATTACCGTCTGTTTCTTCCATACCACCAATAGAAGCAAATGCACCTCCAACTAAACCTAAAACTAGTTTAATTTTTCCAGCAACCTCCTCTACATTTTCTATACCTGAGAATGTAGATAATGCATTAGCAATTTTTTCTAATTCACTTCCAGCACCTTGTACTGATTGTATACCTTCTTGTACTTTATTTTTTTCAATTCCTAATAAACTACCCCAAAATCCACCAGCTTTTACATTACCTTCTTCAGCAACAGCTGCAAATGCTTCTTGTACAAAACCAACTGATTTAGATATAGCAGCACCAACCGCATCAAAATCTACTTTTGATTCAACTAATGCTTGAAATGCAGTTAAACCTTCAGCTATACCAGTTAATGCATCACCTGCACCTTGGACTGCGTCTAATCCTTCTGCAACTTTATTCTTCTTAATTCCAAATAAAGTTCCAAAGAAACCGCCTGCATCAACATTACCTTCTTCGGCAACAGCTGCAAACGCTCTTTGTACAAATCCAACCGTTGTAGATATAGCTTCACCTAATACAGTAAAGTCAACTTGCGAATCTACTAATTTTTGAAATTCAGTTAATCCTTCAGCTATACTAGTTAGAGCTTTACCTGCACCCATTACAGAACTAATACCTTTCTTAGTGGCATTAGGACTGAATGCGTTTCCAAATACCGCTCCAAATATACCTGTTGGTGTTGCAGCTTCTCCACCGGCCGCTGCAAATGCACCTGTTATACCTGTCAATACAGTTGATAGCTGTAAACTTTGATCTGCAGTCCAATCTAACTTTTGATAATCTTTTAAACCAACTGATAATTTTGTTAGTGCCATACCAGCTGCTCCAAATCCTACTGCTGCCGCCGCCATTGCTCCTGCATCAATAGTACCTGTTATAGCACCTCCAATACTTTTAAAGAATCCTCCAATACCACCACCTTTAGGAGGTCCTACGAATGCCATCTTTACACCCGCTAATGTAGTTGTTAAGTTAAGAGCATCTTTTTGAGTAAAGTCAACATTCTTCATTGCTTGTAAACCTGGCCCTAATTCCTGTAGTGCCAAACCTACTGCTCCAAATGCAAGGGCACCTAATCCAATAGGTATTGATGCTATACCAGCTCCGGCAAATACTAGAGCTAATGCAGATAATACACCAGCCTGGGCAGCAACACTTTTTAATGTAGCTCCTTCTGTTGCTTTAGCAAATGGAGTATATCCTAAACCAAATACGGCAAGACCAATTCCCATTATAGCAATTGCAATCGATCCTAATGTAATGGTTAATGGAACTCCAGTCATCAGACCTGCTTCATATGCTCCAAGTAAAGCGAATACAATACCAAATCCTCCTATTACAGCTACCTGTATACCAATGTCTCCTAATCCAATACCACTCGTAGCCTTTGTAAACGGAATATAACCTATACCAAAGACAAGAAGCCCAAGTCCCATTACAGCAAGTGCAAGTGATCCTTTCATTACTTCAGTAAATACTACACCTAATATTGCTACTACTAAACCTATGCCTACTAATATAGCTGCCTGTAATCCAACAGCCTCTAGTGTTGGTGCTGTTGCAGCTACAGCAAATGCAAATAGACTATAACCTATACCAAATACAGCAAGGCCTACTCCCATTAATGCTAATGAAACACTACCTTTGTTTATTTGTTTATTAAATGCGCCAAGTATTGCCACGGCTCCACCTATTAATACTAAAGAAGCAACCATTCCTACCAAAATCATAGGTTGCATCATAATAAAGAATGTGGTTAATGCAAATACAGCTAAACCTATAGCAAATGATTTCATACCATCTCCCATCTTATCTAAAACACGGGCTCCTTTTCCAATAGGTTTTGATAAGTTTCCTAATAAAGCCATAGCCCCACCTACTAATAATATACTAACTATTAAAAATGGAATTGCGATAATACCAACAAGAGCTGCTAGACCAGCTAAAACTAAACCTTTGGCAAATGATAATAAAGAAGTTCCCATTGCATCTAGGGTTTTAGAACCTTTGTCTACATTCTTTGATTGTTTACCTAATTCTTCAAATGTAGGTGTTAGCATTCTAACAGCTGCACCTAATAATTTTATACCTAAGAATGCTATTGGTAAAAGTAAAGTTGCTTTAACTAAGTTAACTGCAAATTTACCGATAGAGTCAGCCATTATTTGAAATGCTTCAGCACCTTGCTTTACTTGCTTGCTTTTCAAGTTACCCATTATTTCATAAAGGTCCATCAGGGCAGTTTTAAACTTTTTAATACCAGATTTTGGAACTATACTAAATAATAACATACCAGCCGCCATTCCTTTTGCACCAGCCCCTAATAATTTTAATGCTTGTGCACCGTCTTTAAGCTCAGGTGGAAGGCCACCCTTTGCGCCATCAGCAGCTTTAGCTTTACCAGGTTTTGTATTAGCTATTGTTGTTAGGAGTTTAGTTTGTGCTCTTAGTTGTAATAACATAGCAAGATCTAAATTCTCAGTAACTCCGGTATTTGCAGAAATAAGTAAATCTAATTTTCTTAAGATAGCCTCATCACCCTGTACTTGAGCCCCTAATGCCACACTTATAGCATCTAAGGAGTCTGCTGATGATTGTGACGTAGCTTGGATCTTAGTTAACGGATCTAATAAGTCTTTAATAGTTGCAACAGCCATTTAGATTTTATTTTTTACAATTTAGGCATGGACATCTTTGGTAGCGCTGGCATTTTATAAGAACTCATATTCTTTTTAGCTTGCGCATTCAGTCCATCCATATTGTATTTATCCTGTGTGTCTTTGGTATTTTGTTGCTCCTGTTTATTACGATCTTTTAGCATATCATTAAAGATTTCTAAAGTATACTCATATTCATAGAAAGGAAGCAAATCCAGCTCTGATGGCTGAAGATGCAACTTTTCTAATAATAATACTCTAACTTTAAAGAAGTTCAGTAGAGATATCTGGAATAAGGAACAGAGCCTTGATACCGCCGGGAAACGTTAGCGGAACAGTGACCTCCTCACTGCAGCTTTTACATGGGAATACCATCTCTGGTTTAACACCGATTTTCATATCTTCAGCTAATCTGTAGACAATTGTATATTTTGTAGAATCCCAACCTTGAAAGGATGTAATCTTTGCAAAGATATCTTTTTCAGTCCAACCTCGCCATTCTCTTTGTAAGTAAGGCAAAATAGCCAGAGTAGATTTATCCCAGTTCTTGTTATTCTCTTCTCTATCTCTGATATAATCAGTTATAGCTCTCATAATACCAATAGTTGGAGGCGCCATTTGAATAACACCATAATTTTTAGTAGCAATAGAATAGCATCTATCACCTTCATCATAATACTTCTCAAATTTTTCTACTACAGAGTTAAATTGTAAATTACTAGTTCTTAACTCTACAGCTTCTTGAGATTTACACATTGAAGATTTACATGAATTACCTGAAACTGGCATCATTAAAGTATGCTCACCAGTTTTAAATGTTAATTCTCTAATAGAAAGTATTAAATAAATTCTATCTTCTTCAAGTATATCTTTATAAGATCCTCTTTGTGTACCATACATTACTTTACTACATGATATTACAAGATTATTTAATCCTTCGTCTACTTCTCTAAGATTAGCTTCATCGATTGTTGAAAAGTTTCTAATTTCAGCAACCTTAGCTGGTCTAATATGAACTTCAAAATCATCTCTATAAAATTTACCTCTGGATGGAAAGCTATTAAGATCTAGTCGAGTATAACCAACCATTGCGTTTAATCTTTTAATCTCAGGATCATCAGGTGAAGTATGATCCATTTGTCTCCTAGTATCAACCTTACCTAACTCTTTTACTACAGGATTAGGTTTTTCGGTAGCCTCTACTTGAACTGCTTCGGCCTTTTCAGCTTTTTCAAATTCTTTCTTTATATTTTCTTCGTGCTCTTTTGACATCTTTTAATTATTTTTTATTAATTGTTTCTCTGGTTTAGTTTCTTCAACTATATGCTCTACTATTAATTGTCTAACATATCTTGAAATAGCGACAGGTTTAACTCTGTTCTCCATTGATTTTTGTATAATGATTGTATTAAGACTATCCTCATCTTCAGGTGTTAACAATACTTGTAATTTTTTAGTAAGTCTTTTTTTCTGTGGGATAAGTTCTTGAACCGTTTCATTAAATCCATATTTAGAGTTATCAGATTTAAATTTATTAATCCAATATTCTACTCTTCTTAAAACATCACTTAGTGGTTGATCTTCTTTGAAGACTTCAACAACTTCTCGTGTAAAGGACATAGTTCCAAAATCCTTAACTGCACGCTTAATGTATTTTCCTGTTCCAAAGTTATTAGGGTTGTCATGTACTGAGTATCCTATGTAAACTTTGTTAGTTTTTTCTTGTTGTAATTTATAGATAATCATATTTCTATATTATATAATTTATATTATATATTAGAGTGAAGGCAAAAAAACTGGGAATACTTTAATATTCCCAGATTTAATTTTAATTAATTAGTATTAAGCCCCTACATTCTCTTCAACCCAATGATCACAACGATAAGTCATTGATAATTGAGCAGCATCTGGAGTTGTATAATTCAATTCATCGATAAAGTCCATCTGAGCAGTTGGAAATACATCTTTAAATGTAATCTTTCTGAAGATATCACCTGCTCGGTTATACTGAACAACAATCATACTTCCTACGTAATCTTGCTTTAATCCCATTTCACCAGTTAATGGATCATAGATTATATTAGTCCAATTACGGAATGTATTATAAATGTAGTTTTCATTAGCTTCATTCAAGTTAAGACTAAAGTTAAGTGTTAGATCAACAAACGTTTGACCTGGCATACTTGCAAATGATCTATCTGCAAATTTGTACTTTTGTCCAATTGCATCAATTGATGGATTTAATCCATTTAATCCTCCGATTGAATTTACCTGCTCTAAGATAAGACCTGTATCATCCCCTAATGGAGAAAATATAGTCACCTCAAAAAGGTTAGGTTGAACTGGTTCGTACCTTTGGCTACTTGCCCTTGATTGTGTATAATGTGGTAACGGCATAATTTATATTGTTTTTTTATATATTCGTCTTACTTACCTTCTTATTGGAAGTTTCCTGAACTAATTGCTCCAGTTCTTAAAATGGTTGTTCTTTGTACAAGAATTTCCATTCCTCTTACTGGTTCAATATATGTATCAAGGATACCTACATTCTGGTCAATTACTTCTGGTGTATTGTTTGTTTCATCCATTATATTTCTATAATCGTAAACACCATCATCATTTTGAACAGTTGATAAGAAGTTGTCAGCTAATGTTTTAATTTCTAGTCTCGTTTGAGCTGTATTAAATTCGAATAAGTAGTTTTTAAGAATTGCATCAATACCATCTTGGATATAAATTACAACCTCTCTAACGTTAATTGAACTTAAAGCAGATTTCGGAACTTGTTGTGCAGTTTTATTTGCAAATATAGTTGGTCCTGTTCCACTTTGGAATACAATCGGATTAATTCCGAATGGCTCTAAGTAGTAACGATCATCTTGATCTAGATTTATTTCTAAACCTACAACCCCATTTCCACCTATAACTCCACGCCTTACACCAGCCACGATTGACCAAGGTAATGCATTTTCATATTTAAGTATGTAGTTATTAGATACATACGCAGCAGGAGGTACACTTATGTTCTTCCCTAAATCCCTAACAGTTATAAACGGATAGTAGTATGCTCCCCATGAACCACCGCTCGTTGCTGACGGTAATGAGAACCTAGTAGTTGGATTCAATGAAAGATTTCCACCTTCAGATATAAACTTAGAGGATAAACCGCCAGTTAGATCTGTAAAGCTTGGATCTGTATTTGCTTTGAAATCTTTAGCAGATGGTGCGTTAACAATCGCTAATGCATTCTTTCTACCTGCACATAAATTAGTATAAATAGCTTTACAGTTTGCTTCTATTCCATTTCCATAAGTATCTACTACATAACGGAAGTTAATAGTTTCTTTATCAGTTAAAGCTTTATATAAATTTGTTCCACCTAAAATTGGAC